CCTTCACCAAATCGAAGTAAGCACGATCAAATGTCATTCGAGCTAGTCTTATACCTGTTTCTATATCAGACTTAGGAACTATTTCAGTATCCCAGCCCAGCCTTTGCATGATCTCCTCTGAACTGATCCCATGCTTAAAGTCTCTATTGCGAGCATCATGAGGTAGATACATAGTTCCCCAGTTATGCCCTAACTGTTTTAACTGATCAGAGTAACTATCTAAAGTCCTGTGATCATCCTCGATGTAGTCAATAATCCTTATCTCTGATAAAGACCGTTGGCAAAGTATGATACTCATGGAATCATTCCAACCGAGGTCCATAACGATGTGAGTCTTCAATAACCTATCTGGAGCTACATTAGTTATCCTACCCTCTTCTTGAGCCAACCTGATCTCTTTGTGATAGATAGCACCATCTGCAGCAGCCTTGGTAGCACCTTCCCAGATATTCTCATAGTCTTCTGGGTTGTTAGCCTTACACCTTGCTCGTTCTCTTTCCAATACATCTGGAAACCAAGGGTTATCGTTATAGTTCATTTTGACTACAACAGCATCGTTAGGCTTATTGATAATAAACCGTCTGTAAGTATCGTCTGTATCCATGTAAGGGTTAAATGTGACCCATATCTCTGAACCAGGCTTCCGGATAGTAGGGATTAATATGTCATATGATCTTTTGGAAACCGTTTGAGCTTCCTCTATCCATACAATATCAACACCCTCGAAAGACTTAATAGACTCTACTGTGTTAGTCGCTAAACCTGCAAAGCTGAACTCAGTACCATTGATACCTCTGATAGCTGTTTCAACTACATCATAAAACTGACCTAACCCAAGAGCCTGTATCTGGTCTTTAAGAAGAGTATGAACTGACTGCTTAATAGACTTCTGTATCTCACGAGCACAAAGAATACGCATAGGTTTCTCAGTACCCATCATTAACAAAGCCCTGGCAAAACCCCAAGACTTACCAGAACCTCTTCCACCGTAAGCTACTTTATAACGGCTAGGCTGAAATAAGAACTTTAACTTACTTGGAAATTGACTCGGCATCTACAAACTCAATCTTTAAGTTATTAGATAAAGATCCATCTGAAGATGTGATATCAGTTTGATTCTGAACTTTGCCTTCTAAACGATCCATAACCATATCAATAGCTTTTGTATCTCCATCCTCAGCTTTTGCAACTAAAGCCTCCATGATTCTTCTAGCTCTTTTTGCATCATCCTGAGTCACAATTCGCTTGAGAGTATCATTTAATAACCTATTGCTTTTACTAGAATAATTGTTGCCTTTATTTACTTCGGCAGCTTTCTTTCTAGCTTCTTCTAATACTTGCTTTTGTGCTTCTGATCGTTCTTTTGCCATAATATCGTAACTCCAAATGGGTCATTACTTTCCTTGTTTAAGTTGTTTCATACGCTCTAATCGAGCTTCCTTACTCATATATAACCAATGTTCTAAATCATCGTATGTTCGTCTACAGGATATGCACCTAACCTCACCGTCTGATCTATCCATACGACAAACACCGTTGCAAGGTGAGTCATCTAACACTTCCATCTTTTTCTTGCTGCTTTACCTCGTTCACCGGTCCAGCCTGCTGATCTAGCACAGAATGACTTCCTTCTCTTTGCATCCTTGCTACCTGGCTTAACTTTACCAGTCACCGCAGTCTTTAATTTACTTCCTGGGTTTTTCTTTCTGTATGCAGCTACACCCTTCTTGGTCATACCAGCACCTTGCTTGACTGACCTGTAATTGCCAGACTTCTTAGATTTGCTGATAGCCATTATATATATTCACCCTTCTGTAGTCTGAGTGGACCTATGTTTATAAGTAAATATTCAACTGGATATGTTAACCCTTCCGATTTAATCTCACCTTCATATATTTCAAATCCGAAATTGAAACCGAGATACCAATGATATGACCAGTTCTTAAACACAATCACCCACGCTTTTTAGAAGTTCGCTTAGTTTTCTTTTTTGTTGTGTTTTTTGCTGTTTTTGATGCGTTTTTAAAGTCTTTGGCTGTTGGTCGTTTTGGGTCATTTTTTCCACGCATTTTTTCTCCTGAACCTGCTTTGATTCTTTTTCTTTTTTTGTGGATGTTTTCATAGAGGGACATATGCTTACCTATATCTGTTTAAGTTCTGTAGAAGTCTATCTATCTGACTCATGTCTACAGGTATAGTGTTGTTTCTCTGGAACATATTATTTACAACTGGGTCTGTGTTCATTGGAGTTGGTTGTGGCATGGTTAACAGACCTGGAGCCATTGCTGGCATTTGTTGAGTCTGTCCTAAATATGCACTAGTATTAGGATCATAAACACTATTAGTTCCTGGATCTGAATATACATTTGGCTGAGGATTGTTTGTATACATCGGGTCGTTAAGTACACCCATGTCTACATCATTACCCATTAAACTCATGAGAAATGCTTCTCTTTGCTCTGGTGTCATATTTGCCATATCCATAATTATTTACCTTTTGGTTTTCTGTGTGTTAAATATTTACTGTTTTTCGTGTGTGTTGCACCAGACATTAAACGACCGTTATGCTTGTGTGTTTTGCCTGTGTAGAGTCTACCGCTTGGTAAATAATGTGGAACACCTTTTGCCATTACTTACCTCTCTTACCGTAACCTTTTTTACCTTTTTTGCCTTTGCAACCTGCCATGATAAGTTCCTTTACATAAAAAAAATCCCACCGAAGTGGGTTGTAGGGTCAAGGGTCTGGAGAGAAAAATGGAGGATTTTGGACGCACTTTCCCCTACCCCATAATTATACTATATCTTGTGGTTTAAATCAAGAAATTAATACTATATGTAGTGGTGTCACCCTGGGTGCAATTAATTTAATTAAATAGTGTAAATATAGTTGACATATTATGTGGTTTTGATATCATTTACTTACTAACTTAATTTTATGGAGAAAAAAATGAACGAAAAAATTTACAACTGCTTATTAATTGGTGAAAAAAATGAAAGCAATGTTTGGGCTTCAAGAGATGCATACATTGTTTTTGCAGACAAAAAAATTGTTGACAAATATGTAGAGCAACATTACCCAACAAAAGCTGTTACTGAAAGTCACTTAAAAAGCCGTTCTTTACAAAAATGGTTTGACACTTTGCATTCAGCAGATTGCCCTGTAATTTTTATTAAAGGAGAAAAATAATGAGAGAACCAGCATGGAATATAAACTTAAATACCTTAGGTCATGATGCAATGGCTTCCCTACACTACCATGATAATGGTAATGTAGGGTCTAAAAAATACATTGGTTTAGCATATTTTTGGGACAATGATACTAACTATAAATATGACTTAAGAGATTTGTCAATTGCAAAAAGAAGAAAACTACATGACAAATTATTAAATGCAGGCATTAAAGCTAAATACTCAGGCAAATGTAAAATGGACAACGGCGAATGGAATAAACACTATTACTTTGAGTCTAAAGATGCAGAGCCTGTTTACAAAGAATTTTTTGGAGAGTAATTATGAAAGTAGATATAAGATCACAAGAGTCAGCATTCATTGAAATTGGCAACTGGGTTATTTATGTAGATAACTCAACTGGGGAACACATAATAGATTCATGGCAAAAAAAAGAATATAACCAAGAGGAGAAAAATAATGAAAGATAAAACAGTATGGGCAGTATATACAGACGAACACTACCTCGATAGCCTTTGGGTAACAGAAGCAAATGCTAAAGAGTATGTGAAGCGTGAAGAAGAAAAAGACCCTAGATGTGAATTGCACATCTGGGAGCAACCATTAAATAACTGGGGTAAAAGATTTGGAGGATGGGATTAGATTCCCAATCTCCTGCCAACGATAGTCAACAGATTATCTATAGCGTGTGACAACTTAAGCTCATAATACATGGGCTTTTTTGTATTTAACCACCTAGCCCATACAGCATCTCTTTGATCCTGATCCAGGGAACCGATAACAGCATCAATGGTTTCTATAACCTTACTATCTGACTCTTCAATCATATCCTCAAATGAAGTGTAATTGCCTCCAGAAGACATCATAATACTTTTCTTAGGATAGCCTAAGCCAGAATCTTCGCTCCTCATGCTTCTAGCCCAGGCATCCATATATTCCATAAGTAATTCTCTTTCCATTAATCGCCTCCTTCCCAAAATACAGAGTTTAAATAATGATCTGAGTATGAATTTATTCCTCTAGCACCAGACCCTTTGGAAGTTCCATTTTCAGGTCCATATCTTTTTCTTCCTAATATTTTAAACTGTTTTTCAACTTGCTCTGGAGTTGGGTAAAACAATTCAGATAACAAGCAATCTTTAATCTTACTGTACTCATAAATGCCTCGATCACCTTTTTTCTTAGTAACCATTTTGGCGTTCCATAACCAAGCTAGTACATTGTATATAGATTGATTTGTCAACTTTAAAATTCTTGCCAAGTTTCCGCAAGTCATAGGACCATTATTTAATTTTTCTAAAATACGATCACCAACCTGATCCCTGG